ATTACACCCCCTCCATGCATCGCGCCGGTCCTCGAAAAATCTGCGGAGGTTAATTTATATTTCACAATCCGGGAAAAATTCTAGGTTGATTCCATTTATATTTATTATTAGTTGGAGGTTTTTATATGGAAGAATGGAAAAACATAAGAGGTAATCCGAATTATATAGTATCTAACACGGGTAGAGTTAGAAGAAAAGGAAATAATAAGGATCATTCAATGCGAGATACAAAAGGTTATCTTACAACTGATTTATATAGAAATGGTAAACGAAAAAAAGCTAGAGTCCATCGTCTCGTTGCTGAGGAATTTGTTCCAAATCCTTATAATAAACCAGAAGTAAATCATAAAGATGGAGATAAACACAATAATAATGCATCAAATCTTGAATGGGTAACTAAAAAAGAAAATTGTAGACATGCTTGGGATAACGGTTTAGTTAGACCATCATACGGAATGCAAGGTAAGAAAAATCCAAAAGCAGGTAGACATGGAAGACCGTTTATGATAGTTGAAACTGGCGAAATTTTTAAGACTCTCGAAGAATGTGCTAAAGAAATTAACGGAAACAATAGACATATAAATGATTGTCTTAGGGGTAGGCAGCGAACCCATAGAGGATATCATTTCAAATATTTATAAATAATATTATGTGGTCTTCAGAGGGGTTTATAGGTATTACTTGGTTGAGTTGATGGTTTATTAAGTTTTCTGGTTACTTTTGTCATACGGTTTATCTCCTTTCGCCTCCTAAAAAGTAGGTCGTTCACCCTATAAACCCTTCTGAAGACCACATAAACTATACAAATAATACATGAGAGGAGGTTGTGAATATGGCTAAAGTGAAAAAAACTGGTACTACTCGTAAGATTAGACCAGCAATGACTCCGGAAGCTAGAGAGAATCAGATGATTTCGCTTGCTATGGATTGTGCTGAGCAGCAGCTTTTAGACAGAACAGCTTCTTCTCAGGTGATAACACACTTTTTAAAGCTCGGTACGGAGCGGGAAAGACTTGAAAGAGAGAAACTTGAAAAAGAGAACGAACTCCTTAGAGCAAAAACAGAAGCGATTGAATCTGGTGAAGAGATGAAAGGCTTGTATGAAGAAGCTATCAAAGCTATGCGTAACTATGCGGGGCAGGGTGATCCAGATGAGTATTAAAACATATTCAGAGTTAATTGCTCTACCTACATTTGAAGAACGATTCAGATATCTCAAGCTATCCGGACAAGTTGGAGTCGACACTTTTGGGTTTGATCGATGGCTTAATCAGGCATTCTACAAATCTAAGGAATGGCTTGCTATAAGAGATCATGTAATATTCCGAGATAACGGTTGCGATCTTGGCATAGAAGGTCGAGATATCCATGGACGAGTGTTGATACATCATATAAATCCAATATCTAAAGAAGATATTCTAAACAGAAGTGAATTCCTGTTAAATCCAGAGTATTTGATCACAACGATGAAAGTTACACATGACGCTATTCACTATGGTGATGAAAGCATACTGTTTAGCGAACCAATAACAAGAACAAAGAACGACACATGCCCATGGCGTCATGATTAAAAAGAAAGGAGGCATTACTGTGGAAAGTATACTTACGTCAATTAAGTTATTGCTTGGAATCACAGAAGATTATGAACACTTTGACAATCAGATAGTTGCTCATATAAACTCAGTTCTTATGATTCTTACGCAGCTGGGTGTTGGTCCGCCGGACGGTTTCATCGTCAAAGACAAGACTGATACATGGAACGAGTTTATTCCTGATGGAAAGAATCTTGAGCTTGTTAAGTCATATGTACACTTAAAAGTTAAGTTACTTTTCGATCCACCTTCCAGTTCCGTTGTTATGGAAAGTACTAATAGAATGATTAATGAATTCGAATGGCGACTCAACGCAGCAGCGGAATCTAAAACGCAGGAGGTGAGTGAAAATGAATGATAACGAATTATACCATCATGGTATATTAGGCCAAAAGTGGGGTGTCAGACGATACCAGAACAAAGATGGAAGTCTTACTCCAGCCGGACGAAAGAAAGTCGCTAAGATGAAATCCCAGTATACAGAATTAACTGGTAAGCAGCTTAGACGAAGTCCGACAAAGAAATCAAGTTCTTCCAACAGTGAATCAAAACCTCAAAATGAAAGTTTAGAGGAGAAGACAAGGAAACTTCAGACTCAGAGGAATTATCTCCAGACGCAAAGAGATGTTCTTGATTTGCAGAGGCAAATTTCCGCAATAAGTCCGCAGAAAGTTTCCAAGGGTAAATCATTTGTTCAGAAGTTTGGGCCGACAATTGCTAGAACAGCTTGGAATGATGTCGGTAAGCCTACCCTTAACAAATATCTTGAAAAGAAATTAGGTCTTAAGAATGTTGTTAGCGAATCTGAACGATTAGCTAAAGAAGCTAAAGATTATGAAAACAGGCAGAAGGTTGACAAAGGTCAGCAATACTTTAAAGAAGGAAAATATGCTGAGAAGAAAAAACATAACAGTTCTAACGAGACCGAACGAACAGAAACCTGGACAGGTACTGTAGAAGGTGAAGGTACAAGTAGGACTAAACATCAGCAGCAAACTCGATCAAGGCGAAATGATGATCCAATCGATGTTGAATGGACAGAAGTTAATTCTGACAGAAGACCAAATTATCCTCTGTTGCCAGTGAAAAAGAAGAAAAAGAAGTAGGTGAATAATTATGGCTTTATCAAACACTGCCACGCCAAAGTATTACGGCATGTTTCGTGAAGCCGTAATGAGAGGTGAAATTCCAGTCTGTGAAGAGATGGAAATGGAAATGAATCGAATAGACACTTTAATTGCTAACCCTGGAATTTGGTATGATGACCAAGCGATTCAGGGTTTTATTAATTATTGCGAAAACGAGCTTACTCTAACCGATGGTGAGGATTTACACCTACTTGATTCATTCAAACTTTGGGCCGAGCAAATATTTGGCTGGTATTACTTTGTTGATCGAAGTATCTATGAACCAGATCCAGATGGGCATGGTGGACATTATGTAACCAAAACACTTAAGAAACGATTGATTACTAAACAGTATTTGATCGTAGCTCGAGGTGCTGCTAAATCAATGTACGCAAGTTGTATACAGAATTACTTCTTGAATGTTGATACCGCAACAACACATCAGGTTACCACTGCTCCGACAATGGCTCAGGCTGAAGAAGTTATGTCTCCGATAAGAACTGCGATCACAAGGTCGAGAGGCCCACTCTATAAGTTCTTAACTGAAGGTTCTATCCAGAACACGACTGGATCTAAGGCAAATCGTGTTAAGCTGGCTTCGACTAAGAAAGGAATTCAGAATTTTCTGACAGGTTCACTTCTTGAAGTCAGACCGATGTCGATTGATAAGCTTCAGGGTTTACGAGTTAAAGTTGCAACTGTCGATGAATGGCTATCTGGAGACATTCGAGAAGATGTTATCGGCGCTCTTGAACAGGGTGCTGCAAAAGAACAAAGTGGCGGTAAGAATGACGACTATCTGATTATCGCTATTAGCTCAGAGGGTACAGTCCGTAATGGTAGTGGTGACACAATCAAAATGGAATTAATGAAGATACTTAAGGGCGAGTACAATGCTCCTCATACTTCTATCTTCTGGTACAAACTTGATTCCATCGATGAAGTATCCGATCCGGCAACATGGCTCAAAGCAAATCCTAACATCGGAAAGACTGTTACATATGATACTTATCAGTTAGATGTAGAAAGAGCAGAAAAGAACCCAGCAGCAAGGAACGATATCCTTGCAAAACGATTCGGTATACCTATGGAGGGTTATACATACTACTTCACTTACGAAGAAACACTCCCTCATAGAAAGAAAGAATACTGGCAGATGCCTTGTGCTCTTGGGGCCGATTTATCGCAGGGTGATGACTTCTGTGCTTTCACATTTATGTTCCCATTACGAGATGGATCATTTGGAATCAAGACTCGAAATTACATAACAGAGTTAACACTTATGAAATTGCCGTCTGCTATGAGAATCAAGTATGACGAGTTTATGAAAGAAGGTAGCTTAATAGTTATGCCTGGAACTGTTTTGGATATGATGGACGTTTATGAAGACTTAGATAATCATATCGCTGAAAGAGAATACGATGTTCGATGTTTTGGTTATGACCCATACAATGCTCGAGAGTTTGTTGAGCGATGGGAACGAGAGAATGGTCCATTCGGAATTGTTAAAGTAATTCAAGGAGCTAAGACTGAGTCTGTTCCTCTTGGTGAGTTGAAGAAACTTGCCGAAGAGAGAATACTTCTATTCGATGAAGACTTAATGACATTTACCATGGGTAACTGTATCACCCTTGAAGATACAAATGGAAACCGAAAACTTTTGAAGAATCGATATGACCATAAGATAGATGCTGTCGCAGCTATGATGGATGCTTATGTCGCCTTCAAGATTAATAGAGAAGCTTTTGAGTAAGGAGGCTAACATGGAATTAAAAGAAACCATTGATCTCATGAATAGTGACAATTATAAAGAGAGATTAAAAGCCGAGTATCTTCAGGTAAAGATTCGTTATGAAAAATTACGAAAGATGCTCGTTAAGTTAGATGCCGGAACACTCGACTTCACTCCAAAATGCACTAAAGCATTACTTCTTGAGCAGAAGCGATATATGGGTGAGTATATCCGCTGTTTAGAAGTTAGAGCTGAGGTTGAAGGTGTAGAGCTCGAATAGAGGTGATGATTAATGATGAATGATAACGAATTAATGCATTATGGTGTTCTCGGTATGAAATTGGGGGTACATAGAGGTAGAGTTGCCCAGTCATACGGTAAAGCTGTGGCTAAAAGAAATAAGCTTGACAAACGAGTGGAAGTTGCAAAAGCTAAAGCTCAGAAAGCCACAGTTAAAGCTAATACTGGAGTGTCTGCCAAGTACAAAAAGTTACAGGCCACGGCTGATAAATACCAGCGTAAAGCTGATAAGAAGAAATACGGATTTATTCCGAATCAGAAGAAAGCGGCTAAGCTTCAGGTTAAGGCTGATAGAGCTCAGTTCAAAGCCAACAAGTACAAAGATAAATCTGAACGTCGCGATATGAAAGCGGGTAAAGCTCAAACTGATTACATTCATGCTCAGCGTAAAGCTCAGAAGTGGGTTAAACAGATGGATAAGACGTTTAAAGGTAAGAATATTTCTCAAATTAGTAAAAAACATAAAGATTCGGGAAAGAATTATGTAAAAAGAAGAGTAGCTTAAAAGCGGCAAATCTATAGAGCGAAAACCGAGAGGTGACGGCGAGTAGCTCTCTGTCGCTTAACCATAAAAGGAGAAAATCAAAATGGAAATTAATATTGGAACAAGGCTGAAACACGCCTTTAATGCTTTTATGAATAAAGATCCAACTTTTATACCTAAAGGATCGAGTTATTCTAGCAGACCAGATAGACCCAGACTTTCTCGAGGAAATGAACGGTCTATCATAACTTCAATATTTAACCGTATTGCTCTCGATGTCGCTGGAATAGACATCAAACATTGCAGACTCGACGAAAACAATAGATACATAGAAGATATTAAGTCAAATCTTAATGAGTGTCTTAGTACAGAGGCTAACATCGATCAGACTGGACGAGCATTTATTCAGGATGTAGTTATGTCTATGCTTGATGAGGGCTGCGTTGCTATAGTACCAGTAGACACCACAATCAATCCAAAGATCACAAGTTCTTATGACATATTGTCTATGCGAACTGGAAAGATTTTAGATTGGTATCCAGAACACGTAAGAGTTCGAGTGTATAATGATAAGACTGGCGAGAAAGAAGATATTCTTCTACCAAAGAAACAAGTTGGCATTATTGAGAATCCATTATATGCAGTTGTAAATGAGCATAACTCAACCATGCAAAGGTTAAAAAGAAAGCTGGCTTTACTGGATGTGACAGATGAACAAACGGCATCCGGTAAATTGGACTTAATTATACAGTTACCTTATGTTGTTAAAACAGAAGCAAGGCGTGAGCAGGCTAATCGACGACGACAGGATCTCGAAGAACAGTTAGCTGGTTCTAAGTATGGAATAGCTTATGCTGATGGTACTGAGAAGATAACCCAGTTAAATCGATCACTCGAAAACAATCTTCTAAAGCAAATAGAATACTTAACTAATATAGTGTATAGCCAGTTAGGTATTACGCAAGAGGTTCTCAATGGAACCGCCGATGAAAAAACTATGCTGAACTATAATAATAGGACAGTTGAGCCTATTCTGTCAGCAATTGTTAACGAAATGAAACGAAAGTTTCTCACTAAAACAGCTCGGTCACAGGGACAGTCGATCTCCTATTTCACAAACCCATTCAAGCTTGTTCCAGTTAATGATATAGCTGAAATCGCTGATAAGTTTACTCGAAATGAGATTATGACATCCAACGAGATAAGGCAGGTAATCGGAATGAAACCATCTGATGATCCTAAGGCAGATGAACTTACAAACAGTAATATAAGTCAGCCTGACCAAACTATGTTGCCTTATGATGAAATGACTGAAGATTCTGAAGAAGGAGGAGAAATTCAAAATGGGTAGTTATGACTTTGGCGGATGGGCTACACGAAACGATTTAAAGTGTAGTGATGGAAGAACAATCCGCAGAGACGCATTCAAAGATAATGATGGATGCAAAGTCCCATTAGTTTGGAATCATGAACATAATGACCCGAATGCTGTATTAGGTCATGCCATGCTTGAAAACCGTGATGACGGCGTTTATGCATATGGTAAGTTTAATGACACTGAACAGGGGCAACATGCTAAGAAATTACTCCAGAACGGGGATATTAGATCCTTGTCTATTTGGGCTAACCAGCTTAAACAGATTGGTTCTGATGTAATGCATGGAAATATTAGAGAACTTAGTCTTGTATTATCCGGAGCTAATCCTGGAGCATATGTAGACTTTGTAATGGCTCACGGTGAAGGTGAAGGTGAAGAGGATACTATGTATGCTTCTTATGATGAGAACATCATGCTCTATCACTCTGATGAGCCTAAAGAAAAGAAAGGAGAACCGGATATGGGCGACGATAATAAAGCACCTGAAAATTCTGGATCTAAAAAAACAATACAGGAAGTTATTGATAGTATGACTGAAGAACAGCAAGAGGTCATGTATGAAATGGTCGGCCAGGCTCTTGAAGAGAATGGCGTATCTGATGACGATAGTAATGATGATGAGGAGGAAGATGGAATGAAGCATAACGTATTCGATAAAGAAGAAATGCAGCAGCCAAATGTACTTAGCCACTCCGATGAGGAAGCTATTATTTCTTTAGCTAAACAGAGTGGTGTAGGTAGTCTAAAAACAGCTATGGAAATTTATGCTGAGGAGAACTTTGGTGATACTCTTGCACACGGTGTATTCACTGATGCTGATACTGAGAAATTATTCCCAGAGTACGAGCTGCTTAAGAAAGGTGAACCGGAGACACTGGAAAGAGACCAGAGCTGGATCGCAGCAGCAATCTCTAAGATCCATAAATCTCCATATAGTCGTATTCGTACAAGACAGGCGGATGCTCGAATTGCTGAGCTGAAAGCTAAGGGTTATCAGAAGAAAGGTAACTACAAACAGAACATGGCGGATATCAAGATGATCGGAAGAACAACTGATCCTCAGACTATCTACATCAAAGATGATATGCATCGTGATGATATTATTGATATCACAGATTTCGATGTTGTAGCATACCAGTGGAAATTAATGCGTCACATCCTGGACGAAACTCTTGCTATGGCTGCACTGGTTGGTGACGGTCGTGAAGAAGGCGACCCAGACAAGATCCATGAAGATCACATTCGTTCAATCTGGCATGATGATGATCTGTATTGTATCCATCAGGATGTAGACTTTGAAGCAGCTAAGACTAAACTTCAGGGTACTAACACCAGTGTAAACTTCAGTGAGAACTACATCAAAGCTGAAGCAATGATTGAAGCAGCTTTATATTCTCGTGAGAAATTCAAAGGTTCTGGAACACCAGATCTTTACTGCACACCACATCTGTTAAATGTAATGCTTCTGGCCCGTGACTTAAATGGTCGTCGTATTTACGATTCCAAAGCGGATCTTGCAGCAGCACTTAACGTTGGTGAAATTCATACTGTAGAGCAGTTTGAAGGACTTCAGAGAGAAACATCTGACGGTCATAAGAAAGGTCTTCTTGGTCTGTTTGTAAACCTTGCTGACTATCAGTTTGGTTCCACAAAGGGTGGAGAGATTACTAAATTCGAAGACTTCGACATGGACTTCAACAGATATAAATATATGTTGGAGACACGTCTGTCAGGTTCCCTTATTAAACTGTATTCTGCAATCGCTCTTGAAGAGCCAATTAGCTAATAAGTAAAAGGAGGATATTGTAATGGATAGAATTTTTCATCATGATGACACAATGTATGAAGCAGCAACCAAGGTTTATGTAAAATCTGACGGTTATGCATACTTGGAAGAAGGTTTCAAAACAAAGGTTTCAGCTGATGTTCTGGAAGACCTGTTTGTTAGGGGGCTGATTATTGTTGATACGGGAGTAATGTATAAACCTATCAGCTTCAAAGTTGTAAGCAAGGTTGCTACAGTTACTTATGCTAAGACTAACGGTACAACAGCTACACAGGCTGATCTTGCCACAGCTAAATCTGCCTAGGTGAAATATTATGAGTAAATGGTTTGGTAAAATCGGCTATGCTATAACAGGAGAAACTGAGCCTGGCGTGTGGGAAGATACTATTGTCACAAGAGATTATTATGGTGATCTAATCAGTGATAAGTACAGGCGTCAGTCGTCAGGCAATGTCAACGATGACATCAATCTCACGAGTGTGATTAGCATTATAGCCGATCCATTTGCTTATGAGAATTGCTCACATATGGCATACGCTGAAATCATGGGAGCTAGATGGAAGATCACTGATATAGACGTCCATCCCCCTCGATTAAATCTTACAATAGGAGGTGTCTACAATGGGAACACGGATTGAACTTCAGAGTAAGTTAGAAGAGTTACTTGGTAGTAGACAGGTTTATTACCAGCCTCCCGAAACCGTCAAAATGGAGTACCCAGCTATTGTGTACTCCAAAAGTAATATTAGGACTGCTAGTGCTAATGACACTAAGTATTCCAAAATTAATAGATACGATGTAACAGTCATATCTAAGAAACCTGACGATCCAGTTCTTGATAAGTTGTTAGGTTTACAGTATTGCTCTTATGACAGGCATTACAAATCTGATAATCTTAATCATGATACATTTAGTCTATATTTTTAAAGGAGGGCAAATAAATGGCTACTCAGAGATTAACATGGGACGATGCCGGTAAAAGACTTTATGAAACCGGTGTAAAACAGGGAGTTCTTTACCCGCAGGACGATAACGGCGCATACCCAAAAGGCGTAGCTTGGAATGGTCTTACAGCTGTAACTGAATCTCCAGAGGGAGCAGAACCTACTCCATTATATGCTGATGATATTAAGTATTTGAATCTTCTTTCTACAGAGGAATTCAAAGCCACTGTTGAAGCTTATACATATCCGGACGAATTTGCAGAATGCGACGGTTCTGGATCTCTTGTTGAAGGTGTTACTATCGGTCAGCAGGATCGTAAGACATTCGGTCTTAGTTACAGAACTTCACTCGGTAATGATGTTAAAGGTAATGAATATGGTTACAAGCTTCATATTGTATACGGTTGTCTTGCTGCTCCATCCGAGAAAGCATATGCTACTGTAAATGATTCACCAGAAGCTATCACTTTCTCTTGGGAAGTATCAACTACACCTGTTAATGTAACAGGATTCAAACCTACAGCATCTCTTGTTCTTGATTCTGTTAAACTTGGTGCAGCTAAGATGAAAGCTATTGAGGACGTTCTGTACGGTAGTTCAGCAGCAGAAGCTCGCTTACCATTACCCGATGAAATTAAGTCTATTATCGAAAGCGCTGAGGCGTAAATTAAATACCATTAGGACCCTGTCTATGTAGGCGGGGTCTTTTTGTTTCTAAAAATGAAAGGAGAAAAACTATGTTAAAGAAGGAAATTACTTATAAGGATTATAACGGAACTGAGAGAACTGAATCATTCTATTTCAATCTTAGCCAGGCAGAGCTTATGGAAATGGAGATGAGCACTTCAGGCGGATACGCCGAAATGGTTCAGGCAATTGTAGCAGCTCAGGATGCACCATCTATTATTAAGATTTTCAAGGATCTTATCCTTAAGGCTTATGGTGAGAAATCTCCAGATGGTAAGAGATTCATTAAATCCAATGAGCTTTCAACAGCTTTCTCTCAGACAGAAGCTTACTCTAATTTGTTCATGGAATTAGCTACAGATGCTGACAAAGCAGCAGAATTCGTGAATCGAATTATCCCAGCTGATGTTGCAGCAGAAGCAGCTAAACAGGGGATTGCTCCAGTTGTTTAATTAAATATGAAAACAATGGAGGATGAGTGATGCTTACTATAACAATACCGGCTACCGAATCGGAACAATGGGATGAAGCCAAAGAAGAATTTGTCTATCAAACTGTTGAGAAAGAGCAGGTGTTGCACTTAGAGCATTCACTCATCGCTCTTTCTAAGTGGGAGTCAAAATGGCATAAACCTTTTCTAACTGATAAGGAGCTGACTCTTGATGAAACAATAGATTATATAAAATGTATGACACTCGATAAGAATATTGATTCTAAAGTGTACGACCGATTAACTCAATCGAATATTGTAGAAATTCGAGAATACATGAACGATTCGATGACCGCCACAACATTTCCTAAACGTAGCGAGTCAAAAAATAACGGAGAGCAGACTACGTCTGAACTTATTTATTATTGGATGATAGCCAACAATATTCCTGTCGAGTTTGAAAAATGGCATATTAAAAGACTCTTAACTTTGATAAGGGTATGTAGTGTTAAAAATTCGCCATCAAAGAAAATGAGTCGAAATGAAATTCTTAGACAAAATACCGAGCTAAATGCTGCTCGGCGAAAACAATTACATACTAAGGGGTGATAGATATGGCTACAGTAAGTAAAAAATGTATCAACCTTGTTAAAGAGTTTGAGGGCTGTAAATTAAAAGCCTACAAAGATGAGGTCGGTGTTTGGACCATCGGGTATGGTATTACAAACTCCGACAAGAGTATCACCAAAACAACTATTAAATCTGGACTTACGATTTCTCAAGCTACTGCTGAATCATGGCTCACAAAATCGTTAAATCAGAAGTATCTTCCTCTTGTTATGAAATATGACAAAACATACAAGTGGAATCAGAACGAAATCGATGCTTTAGTTTCATTTGCTTATAACATCGGCAGTATCAAACAGTTGACTGCTAATGGCACTAGAACTAGAAAAGAGATTTCAACAGCTATGCTTAAGTATAACAAAGCTGGCGGTAAAGTATATCGCGGTCTTACTCGTCGTAGAGTCGCAGAACAGAAATTGTTCTTGACACCAGTAGAGACTGCTAAAAAGAAAACAGTAGAAAAAGACTACACAAAAGATAGAGTTGCCGGCGTCAAATATTTTAGCACGTTGAAGAACGACGACGTTAAATCCATTACGGAGTTCTTACATAACAGAGAAATTGGTGCTGGCAGTAATAATTTAGGTAAGATTGCGGCAGCTAATGCCGATAGTACAGAAGTTAAAAACGCGTTATTCGCACTCGCAAAGAAAGGTCTACTTATCAAGCCTGATGGTTTGAATAAATGGACTTCCAAGTAGGAGGTAGCAGTTTGATAACTTTTAGACAAAAGGGTGATTTCTCTAAGGCTTCTCGATATCTTGAAAGACTTAAAGAAGCTGCAAAACTCGGTGTGTTAGACAAGTACGGCCGAGAAGGAGTGGCCGCCCTTGCGTCTGCTACGCCGACAGAAACTGGTTTAACAGCCAGTTCGTGGACTTATGAAATAGAACGTAAAGGAAGCTCAGTTTCTATAGTCTATAAAAACTCAAACATTAACAAAGGTGTTCCTATTGCAGTTATCTTGCAGTATGGACATGGAACTGGAACTGGCGGATGGGTTCAGGGTCGAGATTATATCAATCCGGCTATTCAACCAGTTTTTGATAGAATTGCTGATGAAGCTTGGAAGGAGGTTACTAGGATATGAGTACGACTGTTGACAGTAGAGTCGTTGAGATGCGGTTTGATAACAAACAGTTTGAGAGTAATGTTCAGACCAGTATGTCGACACTCGATAAATTGAAGCAAAAGTTAAATCTATCTGGTGCCTCCAAAGGGCTGGATGGACTTAATACAGCAGCTAAGAATGTTGATATGAATAGTCTTGGTCGTGGTGTTGAGACGGTGACTGCTAAGTTTTCAGCATTACAAGTAATGGGTGTAACAGCCCTTGCTAATATTACAAATTCAGCAGTAAATGCCAGTAAGAACCTAGTTTCAGCTTTGACTATTGATCCGGTTAAGGATGGTCTCGCTGAGTATGAGACTCAGATTAATGCTGTACAGACTATCTTGGCGAATACTCAAAAAGAGGGCACAAACGTTAAACAAGTTAATGCAGCTCTTGATGAGTTAAATACCTATGCTGATAAGACAATTTATAACTTTACCGAAATGACCAGAAATATTGGTACGTTTACTGCTGCCGGTGTTAAGTTGGACACCTCAGTAAAAGCTATCCAGGGTATTGCTAACTTAGCAGCTATATCTGGATCAACATCGCAGCAAGCGTCCACAGCGATGTATCAGCTTTCTCAGGCATTAGCCGCTGGTAAAGTTCAGCTTATGGACTGGAACTCAGTTGTAAATGCGGGTATGGGTGGTCAGGTATTTCAGGATGCACTTGTTCGAACTTCAGAACATTTAAAAACTGGAGCTAAAGAAGCTATAAAGACTTATGGTACATTTCGTGAAAGTTTGACCAAAGGTGAATGGCTAACCACTGAAGTATTAACAGAAACTTTAAATCAGTTATCTGGAGCATATTCTAAAGCAGATTTAATAGCACAGGGATATTCTGAAAAGCAGGCTGAAGAGATAGTTAAGTTGGCCGACACCGCTGTAGATGCAGCTACAAAGGTTAAGACATTCTCTCAGTTAATTGATACTTTAAAAGAGGCTCTTGGTTCTGGATGGACTACAACATGGCGTCTTATAATTGGTGACTTTGAGGAAGCTAAATCCTTATGGACTAGTGTTTCAGATGTTCTTGGCGGATTTATTAACAAGATGTCTGATGCTAGAAATAGTTTACTTGAGAGTGCTCTTGGTAAAGGGTTTACAAGCCTTTCCGATAAGATTACTAAAATTGTAGAACCTGTTAAGAAAACTTCTGAAACAATTAAGAAGTCAGTTGACACAGTTTCTAAATTAGGAGATGTTGTTGATAATGTTATTCTTGGTAAGTTTGGCAATGGTGAAGAACGTTTCAACGCTTTAACCAAAGCTGGACAGAATTATTATCGAGTGCAGAATAAAGTAAATGAAACTCTTGGAAATAGCTTCCGTTACACAAAAGAACAGATAGCATCTCAGGATAAATTACTTGGTTCTAAAAGTAAATCAGTAGAAAAAACCAAAGAAGAAACGAAAGAAACAGGTAAACTCACTGAAGAGAAGAAGAACCTCATTAAGAAAATAGCTAGTATGACCGAGGAACAAATGCGTTCTAAAGGTTATACTGACGAACAGATTGCTGCATTTAAGGAACTTGGAGAAACGGCTGATAAACTAGGTATGCCTTTGAATGAGTTCATTGACAACATGGACAAAATTACAGGTCGATGGTTATTAATAAATTCATTTAAGAACATAGGTCAAAGTATCATCAAAGTTTTCAAAGCTATTGGTGATGCTTGGAAAGAAGTTATTGATCCTATGAGTGCTGATGATTTATTCAACATAATCGCAGCTTTTCATAAGTTCACACGTTCCTTAATAATGACAGATGAAACAGCGGACAAACTCAAACGAACATTCAAAGGAGTGTTTGCGCTTCTCGATATAATCGCAACCATAACTGGTGGTGGTTTGAAATTAGCGTTTAAGGGTATTTCCGCAGTCTTGCATGTATTCGGTCTGAGTTTGCTTGATGTTACAGCTATTGCTGGTGATTTTATAGTTAAAATCAGAGACTTTTTATTTAGCAATAATCTGATTACCAGTGGCTTCAAGTTATTAGCCTCTGGTGTCAAAATAGTAGTTAATGCGTTTAAAAATTTATACAACGCAATTAAAGGATTACCGCAGGTTCAAAAATTCCTTGAGAATATTAACGATATTGACTTATCAGAAGTTGGTAAGAACATCTTAGAGGGACTAAAGAACGGTCTTAAGGACGGTATAAACACAATTCCTAGTATTCTTATTGAAATAGGTAAGAGTATTCTCGACGCTATCAAAGGTGTTCTTGGAATTCATTCGCCATCTACTAAGATGTATGAAGTTGGACAGAACGCTATTCAGGGTTTGATTAACGGACTTAAAGACGGTATCAGTAATCTTGTTAGTATTGCTGGTTTGATAGCTTCTAAGCTTTTCGAAGCAGTAAAGAAAATCGACTGGAATAAAGTATTCGTTGTGGCATCTACAATCGGTTTAGGATTAGTCGTTAAAAGAATAGGCGATATTCTCGACAAATTCGCAAGTCCGTTCGAAGGTCTCGGTTCTGTACTTGAATCAGCGAGTGGAGTGATTGAAGCCTCTACAAAGAATGTTCAGAGAATTCTTAAGAATACTTCTAAAGTAATTAAGAGCTTCTCTAAAGTTCTTAATGCTAAAGCATGGCAAATGAAAGCTAGTGCTTTGAAAGATATGGCTATATCTATTGCTATTCTTGCGGCGGCTGTTTATGTACTAGCTCAGCTTGACGTTGCTCAATTAGCAAAAGGAGTTATTGTTATTGGACTTCTTGCTGGAGTGCTTGTCGGACTCGCTGTGGCGATGAATAAATTTGCTAGTTCGGAAATTGCTTTGGAAAAGAGCAATAGAGGTTTTAGCATTAAGGGACTAAAAACATCTTTAATCAGTATTGGGATGGGTATATTACTCATAGCGACAACTGCCAAAATGTTGGGAGGAATGAATCCAGATGAGATGAAACAAGGCTTCATTGGATTAGCTGGTGTCGTCGCTGCTATAGCCGTTGTCTTCGCCGCATTCGGAACCTTTGTCAAAGGTAAGTCTGCTCAGAACATCGACAAAGCAGGAAAGATGATAAAGAAGATGGCTACAGCTATGCTTCTTATGGCTATTGTTGTCAAACTGGTTGGTATGCTTTCTGCTGAAGAAATGGTTAAAGGTGCTGCTTTCGCGGTTGGCTTTGTGGCTTTTGTTGCAGCATTAACTAAGATCACGTCAATCGGCGGTAAGAGTGTTGATAAGCTCGGCGGTATGATGATTAAGATGGCTTTCGCTATGACACTGATGGTAGGTGTCGTTAAGCTTGCTGGTCACTTATCTGCTGAAGAAATGCTTAAAGGCGCTGCATTTGCGGCAGCATTCGTGTTGTTTGTATGTGGTATAAAGAAAGCCGTAAGTGTTGATCGTGGAACTGAAATGGCTAAGCTTAGTGCTTTACTGTTGTCTGTTTCATTCGCTATGACGCTGATGGTGGGAGTTGTTAAGCTAGCCGGGCAGTTATCAGCATCTGAAATGCTCAAAGGCGTAGCATTCGCTGGAGCATTTGTATTATTCGTTAAGGCGTTAGTGAATTCCGTCAAAATGGATTCTGGAAGTTCGATAGCAAAGGTTAGTGGACTGCTGTTATCAATGTCTGTATCCATGTTACTTATGGTTGGCGTGATGAAACTTGTCGGTATGCTCTCAGCAAGCGAGATAATAAAAGGTACCGCTGCTGTAGTAGCGTTCGGAGCTTTAATGATCGCTATGGTTAAAGCTGTAAAAATGGCTGGCCCTGGCGCTGGTAAAGTGGCTGGAACATTAACAGCCATGGCTGTAGCTATTGGTATCATGGCAGGCGTTAGTGTACTGCTCAGTATGGTTGATATAGCTAGTTTGGCTAAAGGATTGACAGCCGTTGGATTATTATCAGCAATGCTTACAGCTATGATCTGGGCTACCAGAGGGGCAAGTGACTGTATGAAGAATCTTATAGTCATGACAACAGCTATTGCTATTATGGCGGGCGCTGTAGCTCTGTTATCTTTACTTGATGCAAAGAAACTCGCTGGGGCAACTATATGTCTGTCTACTTTGATGGGTATGTTTGCTATCATGTCAAAGTCGACACCGTTGATAGTTGGATCTGGTAAGTCATTAGCAATTATGGTTGCAGTTATTGCAGCTTTAGCTGGTATCTGTTACATACTAGCAAGTCTTCCAGCAGAAGCTACAATCGGATCAGCAGTAGCATTATCCACCATGTTGTTGTCAATGGCTGGAGCTTTGACTATCATGAGTAAAATTGGATCAGTAAGTGCAAATGCTCTTGTGGCTATTGGCGTTCTTACTGCGGTAATGGGTGCTATTGGATTGATACTTGGTTTACTTAACAAGTATGATTTAAATGCATCAGTCACAAACGCTACAACATTATCGGGTGTTTTAATAGCTTTAGCGGCTGCTACGAAGATACTTAGTACAGTTTCTTCTGTTAGTGGATCAGCTTTAGCGGCTATCTCAGTCCTCACATTAGTTATGGGTGGAGTGGGAGTCATTCTTGGATTACTTAATAAGTATGACTTAAAAGCCGATCTGGAAACTACAAAAGCATTATCTATGGTGCTTATTGCATTGTCGACGTCATGTGCTATTCTTGCTCCAATTGGTGCGATAGCAGGCTCAGCAGCTACCGGAGCAGCTCAATTAATGCTAGCTGTTGGTGCAGCTGCAGCGGTATTGGTTGGTGTAGCTGGACTTGTAGATTTGATACCTGGAGCTCAGCAATTCCTTGATGGAGGTATTCAGGTTCTTGAGAAACTTGGTTATGGTCTTGGTGCATTCTTCGGAAACATTGTCGGTGGATTTACTGCTGGCGCTACTTCCGGATTACCAGAGATTGCTGAAAATCTTAAGTCATTTGTAAATACTTTCAGTGGAATTGATAGTTCATCTTTTGATGGCGTTAAGACATTAGCTGACGTTATCACCGAAATAAGTGCCGCTAGTATTTTCGAGGGTATTTCGAGATTCTTAAACTTCGGTCAAGATCCGATGAAACAGTTTGCTGAGAACGTTGAAATACTTGTTGGTACTCTAGTTAGAGTATCTAACAAGCTTAATGAATCTGGTGGTGTCGATACAACTGCAATAGAGAAAATCGCTAATGTTGGTAAAATTTTCTCATCATTACAATCATCAATCGAACCGGCGAATGGTTTACTCCAAGCTATAACTGGTGAAAAGAATCTTGGTGATTTTGGTAATCAGATCTCGGCTTTTGTTGATAACATAAAAACCGCAATATCAGCTGTATCAGGTATTTCAACGGATAATCTAACAAACCTTGAATCATTAGCTAATGTCGGTAAAGTGTTTACATCCTTACAATCTTCAATAGAACCAGCATTGGGTCTTAAACAGGCTATAATGGGTTCAAAAGATTTAGGTGATCTAGGAACACAAATAACATTGTATGTCAATTCAATCAAAATGGCATTATACGCTGTGTCTGGTATGCCAACCGAAGGATTAACAAATCTTGAATCTATAGCTAATATAGGTTTAGCATTCACAAAATTACAATCTACAGTATCTCCCGCTAATGGCTTATTACAAGCTTTAGCTGGATCTAAAGATATTGGAACACTTGGTACTCAAGTTGCTACATATGCGTATTCAATACGTGCAGCTGTTACAGCGGTCGCTGGTATATCTGCCGAAGGATTAACAAATCTTGAATCTATAGCTAATATAGGTTTGATGTTTACCAAATTACAATCTACTGTCGAACCGGCAAATGGTTTACTACAAGCTTTAGCTGGATCTAAGAGCCTTGGTAATTTCGGTTTTCAAGTAGCAACGTTTGCGTCACAATTAAAGACTGCATCAAGTTCTTTATCTGGAGAAAACGCTGTCGACATGTCTGCTATTCAGAATGCTGTAAACGCTGGTCAGATGTTATCTGCTCTTCAGAAAGCATTACCAGAAGAACATTGGTTTGATGGCAAGATGAATCTTCAGCAGTTTGGAACTAAGATTTCAGCCTTCGGCACAGCCATGAAATCATTCGGCGATTCTGTTGCTGAAGTTGATACCAGTAAGATTTCTTTATCTATAACATTAGGTAGAAGAATTGCTGCCTTTGCTAAGAGCATTGTTGATTTGGATACATCCGGAATTAGCAATTTCAATAAAGTAAAAGGTATTGGTTCTGCTATTAAAAGTTATAACAGTAAAGTTTCTGATATTGACACCGGCACTATATCCAAATCAATTACCGCAGCCAACCGACTGAAAAACTTTGTACGTGGATTATCTGGATTCGATAGTAGTTCTATAAGCAACTTCAAAGTAGCTAGTCTTGGTAAATCTATCAAATCATATAGTGATTCAGTATCCGGTTTGAACGCCGGCACAGTGTCTAGTTCAATAACAGCAGCAAATAGACTTAAATCATTCATTTCGAGTCTTGCTGGACTAGATACAAGTGGTGTATCCAAGTTCAAATCTGCTATTTCTGAATTAGGTAAGACCAATGTCAGTCAGGTAGCTTCTGCGTTTAGTAAAGGTACAAGTAAGATTACAAGCGCCGGTACTAAACTTACAAAGGCATTATCCAGCGGAATTAAGTCTAATTCAGGTGCCGTCACATCAGCAGCTACGAGCATGGTTAGTTCGATGCAGAAATCCATCACCGGTAAAGCATCAACATTTAATGCGTCCGGTAGTAAATTAGCATTGCAGTTCATTAAAGGTATATCTTCTAAAAAGAGTGGCGCAGTATCTGCGGCTAGAGCCCTTGCTACTTCAGCAGCATCTGCTTCAAAAACCGGATATGGAACAATGTACGCTAACGGCGCATATCTTGGAGCTGGGTTAATCTCAGGTGTTAACTCCAAAGTATCAGCAGCTTATTCAGCAGGTTATGCTTTAGGTAGAGCCGCAGTTCTGGGTGAAAAAGATGGTCAGCATTCGAATTCACCGTCTAAAGATACCATTAAAGCAGGTAAATGGCTTGGCGAAGGTCTTGTTATAGGTACTCAATCCATGACTAGGAAAGTGTCTAAAGCTGGGCGTAGTATGGGTGAAATGGCTACACAATCAATTTCATCTGCAATTTCATCTGCTGCAAATCTAGTTGATATGGGTATCAATTCCACACCGACGATTCGTCCAGTGGTCGATTTATCTGATGTAAAAGATCAGGCTGCGACCATAGGAAGTTTGTTTAGCAATCCTATGGTTTCACCAACATCTAACATCAGGGCGATTAAGACATTGATGGATGAAAACAGTCAAAATGGAAATATTGATGATGTGGTTTCTGCTATCAATAAGCTTCGAAAAGATATGAGTAACGTTGGCAATACTTATAATAGTATTAATGGTGTTACTTACGATGATGGAAGTGGTATTTCAGATGCTGTTGAAACTATATTCAGAGCAGCCAGAATAGAAAGGAGGCGATAAGTTTGGCTGATGATATTTATACTGTGGTTCTAGGCGATACCTTATCGGAGATCGCTTGGAAATTCAATTCTACATATAATTATGGTTCTAATGCTATGGCAGCAGCCCAACGTTTAGGTGCGATAAATGATATTGAGAACATAGATAAGTTATTTATCGGTCAGACTTTATCGCTCAAAAATACAAAAGGCAAAAAGATTAAGAAAAAGAAGAATAATTCTTTAACCCCAAAAATAAGTCGAATGGGTATTCAGTCAAACTCTGAAAATACAGTATTCGCTACTTGGCGATTTACTAGGTCCCATGTAAAAGAATACCGATGTGTATGGTATTATTCTACTGGCGATGGTGTTTGGTTTGTTGGTTCTGATTCTACTGAAACTAGAAAACAGTCAACTTATAACCCACCGTCTAATGCCACTAGAGTTAGGTTTAACGTCAAACCAATTTCCAAGACCCATAAGGTTACGACAACCAAAAAAGTCAAAGGAAAGAAAAAGAAGACAACCAAAGATGTACATTATTGGACTGGTAAATGGTCAAAAGACAAAATAGTTGAATTCAGTAAAAGTCAGAAACCAGACCAACCATCTGTGCCATCACTTGAGATGAATAAGTACAAATTAACAGCTAAAGTTGAAAACTTAGATACCAGTGTTAACAAACCAACAAAGATTGAATTCTATGTTGTCAAGAATAACAGCGGTAAAATCTTTAAGCAGGATAAAGCTAATGTTGTTCAAAGGACGGCTTCTTATTCATGGAATGTTGATGCTGGAGGAAAGTATAAAGTTAAATGTCGAGCTATTCGTGAGATATATAAAAACAAGAAAGTTGTTAGCACTTTATACAGTGATTGGTCTGATTTCTCCTCTGAAGTAACGACTATACCTAATGCACCAAAATCCATAACATCTTTGGAAGCGACTTCCACCACAGAAATTAAATGTGTATGGTCTACAGTGTCAAATGTCACCGGATATGAAGTAGAGTATACGATCAATAAAGCATACTTTAATACAAATTCGGAGCAAGTTTCAAGTAAGACTATAGAGGTCGGCACTACAGCAATTATTTCTGGTCTTGATAATGGTGATGAATATTTCTTCAGAGTAAGAGCTGTAAACGAGCAAGGAAAATCGGGATGGACTCCTATAAAATCTTGTAAAGTTGGTCAGAAACCAGCAGCACCGACAACTTGGTCATCATCAACAACAGCAATTGTTGGTGAGAAAGTGATTTTATATTGGGTACATAATACTAACGACGGATCTAAAGCAACAAAAGCTGGTTTAGAATTACGTGTAAATGGTGTTGATAAGAGTCCAAAAGATTTTACTTATACGCCTAAAGATGAGGGTGAGGAAACAACATATCGATACACAATTGATACGAATGCATATAGTGATGGAGCTACGATTCAATGGCGAGTTAGAACAGCAGGTGTTACTGGAGTGTATGGTGATTGGTCTGTTCAGAGAACTATTGATATTTATGCTCCGCCGACACTTGAATTACATCTAACAAACACTAACGACGAGGATATTGAAGCATTATCGTCTTTTCCTTTGTATGTTAAAGGTATACCTGGACCACAGTCTCAATCCCCTATCGGATACCATCTAACCGTTGTATCTACGGAAGATTACGAGACTGAAGATCAGATAGGTAATGAGAAATTTGTGAGTGCGAATGAGGAAGTATATTCTAAATTCTTCGATATAAAGACTCAATTACTCGCTGAATTATCTGCGAATAATATTGATTTAGAAAATGGCAAGACATACAAAGTTCATTGTATCGTCACTATGAATTCCGGGTTAACTGCTGAAGCTGAATTAGAATTTACTGTTGACTGGGTTGAAGAAGAATATGGTCCAGATGCTGAGATCATCTATAACGAAGATACTTATTCGTGTTCGATAAGGCCATATTGTTTCACCACTCCTGATGAATATTTTCCAGACGAAGAAACACCAGAAACAACAGCCGAAGAAATTACAGAGACTCCATCTGATTCTGATGAAGAAGAGACTCCTGAAATATTAGTAGAAGGCGTAACGCTTGGCGTTTATCGTCGAGATTATAACGGCGAATTTATCGAGATAGCGACGAATCTTGACAACACAAGTAATATATATGTTACCGATCCGCATCCAGCATTGGATTACGGTAGGTATCGTATTGTCGTTACCTCGAAAGCTACTGGCGCAGTTAGCTATGTAGATCTCCCAGGCTATCCGATATCGGAATCTTCTGTGATTATTCAGTGGAATGAATCATGGAGTAATCTTATCACATCTGAAATTAATGTTGATGAGATTCCCGACGAACCAACATGGAGTGGATCGAGAGTAATTCTTCCGTATAATATTGACGTATCCGACAAGAATGATATAGATGTATCCCTTGTGAAATACGTTGGTAGGAAGAGGCCAGTAAGTTATTACGGTACTCAGTTGGGTGAGACAGCATCATGGAAGGTTGAAATACCTAAAAACGATGAGGAGACTTTGTATGCTTTAAGACGTTTAGCGGTTTGGACTGGAGATGTGTATGTACGTGAACCATCTGGAACTGGTTATTGGGCAAACATATCTGTCTCTATGAGTCAGACACATCGTCAGTTAACAATACCAGTAACACTTGAAATTACGAGAGTTGAAGGAGGTGTTTGATATGCCTAATTGGGGCGAATCAATGCAACAAACCTTCGAGTATTATACGGTTGACCCAGGAACATGGCGAGACGATCAAAGAATAACAACAATTACAAAGAGCACTATAGAACGTGATAGTGACTCTGAGACACTCGGCTCGGCTTCTATTGAGGCCACCGAGTCTCTTGGTGAATGTTATGTTCGTATTTACCTTATAACAATTCAAAATGGAAAAAGAGAGAAGCATCCGTTGGGAACATTTCTTGTCCAGACTCCGTCTACATCGTTTGATGGTAAGGTTAAGAAAATTACAATGGACGCTTATACTCCGTTATTGGAACTTAAAGAGAATCCGCCTCCACTCGGATATTCAATACTAAAGAATGCGAATGTTATGGAGAACGCATATATTATTTCTCGAGAGCATATGAGAGCGCCTGTCGTAAAGACAACTAACTCTGAGAAATTATATAGTGATTTTGTTGCTAACACAGACGACACATGGTTAACATTTGTATCTGACCTGATAGCAAATGCTAAGTACAGTCTTGGTTTAGATGAACTGAGTAGACTTATATTTGTTCCAGATCAGGATATCGAATCTCTTCAGCCAGTGTGGCCTTATGATGATGGAAACAGCTCAATTTTATATCCAGACATATCTATGGATCGTGATTTATATGGTGTGCCAAATGTGGTTGAAGTAGTGTATTCCGGTAATGGCGCTAACTATAACATTCGAGTGGAGAATAACGACGAAAATAGTCCAACGTCAATAATCAATAGAGGACGAGAGATAATTTATCGAGACACCAATCCAGATTTAACTGGTGTTCCGACAAAGGCTCAACTTGAAGAATATGCCAAAAGACTTCTCAAGAGTCTATCCTCGGTCGAGTACACAATTTCATATTCACACGGATATTGTCCGGTCAGACTTGGTGATTGTGTACGACTTAATTATGAACGAGCTGGTATGAACGGCATTAAAGCTAAAGTAATAAAGCAGTCTATTGATTGTTCGTCTGGATGTAAAGTAACTGAAACTGCAAAATTTACAGCAAAATTATGGGGGTGATGAATTATGAATCTATCTAGTGATCTGGTGGCTAAGTTCGTCGATGTCATGAAACAAGATAGTAAACGAGACACCGGAAGCATTGGACCCATTTATGGAACAATCGTAGAATATGGTGGTTCTAGGTATGTTAAACTGGATGGTTCTGATTCTTTAACCCCTATTGTGTCGGCAGTTGATGCTGAGCTTGGGGAAAGAGTTCTTGTTAATATTTTAAAGCATTCTGCTACAGTTATTGGTAACGTATCTTCTCCAGCAGCCAGAACAGATAGTGTTAAAGAGGTTGCTGACAAGGTTACTACTGTTGAAATAATCGTAGCTGATAAAGCAGATGTTAAAGATCTCCAAGCACAGTCGGGTAGGATTGATACTCTGGTTTCCGAGAATGTAACAATTCGAGAGAAAATTACAGCCAGTGAAGGCGAGATTGCTGATCTAAAATCGACGAATGTAACAATTACCGGGAAGCTTACTGCGGCAGAAGGCGAAATCCAGCAGTTAAAAACTGATAAGCTAGATGCCTCCACTGCTGAGATTACTTATGCGACAATTACTAATCTTAACGCTACGAACGCTCAAATTAATAATCTGTCGGCTACTTATGGTGAATTTGTTAATCTTACGGTAAAGAAGTTCGAGGCTAAAGATGCTGAAATTGCAAACCTTAAAGCTGAAGATGCCACTATCAAAGGACGATTGGATGCTAACGAAGCTGACATTAATGTGCTCAATGCAAACAAAGCTAACATAGACGATCTTGATGCTGTCACAGCTAGGATTAGTACCCTTGAAGCAGGTAAGATTACAACAGATGAACTCATTGCTAAGAAGGCTGATATTGACCTTGCTAACGTTAATAACGCTTGGATTCAAAATGGAATTATTAAAGATGGTTCTATTGGTGAAGCAGCGATTCATGATGGCGCTATCACGAATGTTAAGATTGCTGATGCGACAATTGAGGCGGCCAAGATTAAGTCCATCAATGCAGACACAATTACTGCGGGAACGATTAAGACTGATCGACTTGTAATTACGGGTCCAGATGGTCAAGACTCGATTGTTAAGGCTATTAACATAGCGAATGGCGTATCTGAGGCTGACGTAAATAGTCAGAAGATTCAGGCAGCTTCAATTGATGTTGTGGACTTGTCAGCTTTTCAGGCTAAGATCGCTGGATTTGATATGAATGGTAACGCTATTTACAGTGGTAAGGAATCTATCAAAGATTCTAACAGTGGTATTTATATTTCTACCACTGGTATTGGGATGGGCGATGGTGCGCTTACTGGTAAGAAGGAATCTCCACTACAGGCTTATGCTGACGGAAGTTTCAAACTTACAGGTAAGAATTCATCATTCGATTTCAATACGGTAACCGGTGAATTAAATATTGAGGCATCTAGCCTGAAAATTTCATCAAAGAGTGTTGCTACAAAAGACGATGTAGACGAGGTTCGAGATGAGATTACGACACTTATGACACTAAACTCAACAAGAGGAGTAACATTCAAAAACAACAAAGTATCTACTGTCTTGTATATTACGATATACCACGGTAAACAGCGTATAACCGAAGCAGCGACGATGAAAGAAGTATATGGTGAAAACGCTTATCTTCAATGGAAATGGTTACGCTTAGATGAGGCTGAATACGGTATTATATCTTCCTCTGATTCAAGATTTAGAGACGATGGATTTAAGTTTGTATTATCACCGGATGACGTAGATGCTCAAGTTTCATTTGAATGCGAATTAATAACTGATGAATAAGGAGGAAAATAACATGGCAATTAAAGCTACTGCTCAAACAACTATTATTGACGTAACCGACGCGTATTCGGTCATGCTCACAAGTGAGGCATATACATTTGTTGGTGGAACTGGTGGAGTTGGATCAGGACAGACTTGTGCAACAGAAGCTGTCGCATACTGTGGTACAAATCAGTGTGCTTCTGTATCAGTAAATGCGGCGGACATCGTTTGTCCAACGGGAATTACAGCTACTGTAGAAAATAGTGGTACATCAAAAGTTAAAATTACATTCAAAACAACAGCCACAGTAAATGCAGCATGCGAAGCAACAATTCCTGTCGTAGTTGATGGAATTACAATGAATAAGAAATTCTCATTCGCTGTTGCTAGAACAGGTAATACTGGAGCAACTGGTAAAGGTATTAAAGGAACTCCTGTGGCTGAATATGTTGGTTCCGCGTCTAATACAACCGTACCAACAAGCGGATGGTCTACAACTATCCCGAGTGTAACTCAGGGGCAGTATTTATGGACAAGGGTTACTACAACCTATACTGATAACACCACATCAGTAAGTTACTCTGTAGCTAAACAGGGTTCAACGGGAGCTACCGGTACAGTTGGTTCTCAGTGGTATTCAGGCACTGGTATCACTGGTACATCTACAACAGCAACGGCATTCACTGGCTCAGGTGTAGCCAATGCCCGTGTAAACGATATGTATCTTAACACATCAACTGGTTATACATATAAATGTACGGTTGGGGGTAATGCTCAGACAGCTAAATGGGTTTATGCCGGAAGCATCAAAGGTAATCAGGGAGATAAAGGAAATACTGGCGCAACAGGTAATGGTATTTCCAAAGCTGATATTACATATGCAGCATCATCCTCAAACACCTCAGCACCAACAAGTGGATGGCAGTCTACACCACCGTCAGTATCAGCGGGTCAGTATCTCTGGACAAAGACTGTATTTACTTATACAAACGGTGGAACTGCAACCCAATACAGTGTTGCCAAACAGGGAGCAACCGGTGCCGCCGGAGCAGACGCATTAACAGGTACAATCACGTTATCTAACGGTAATATATTCAAAAACAATACAGGATCTACAGTCCTTACAGCTCATGTATGGAAAGGATCTGTAGAACAGACTATTACAGATGCGGGCGTTTGTGGATCTCTCGGTTCGGTTAAATGGTACAAAGTTGGATCTGATACTGCTATCGCCACAGCTAAGTCCATTACCGTTTCGGCAGGCGATGTAACAAATACTGCGTCATATTATTTCCAGCTTGAGGGTTGATAAGGGGGTGTTAGTCTATGGCTGTAAAAGTTAGATGTAGTGTAACATTATATAAAGTCATAGACATTGACAAGGTAACCCGGTATTACTTACTTCAATCTTCAACTTTAGCGGCTCCGTCCAAACCAGCAGATGGGGCTGCTATTAGTAGTAAGTGGAGTAAGACTGAGCCGTCATATACCTCTGGCTCTACTATGACTTTATATTCTGTTGATCAGACAGTTATGAGCAATGGAGCGATTAAGTATTCTGAAGTCTCTAAATCTAGCAGCTATGAAGCAGCTAAGGAGGCTTATAATTTAGCCAATACTGCAAACAACACAGTGAATGGATTAAAAACTCGTGTTGACGATGCTTATACTGAAATCGAAAGCAATAAGACTGAAATCTCATTAAAAGCATCGCAAACTGAGGTCGCCACCCTTTCAAATAACTTAAACGCATACATAGATTCATCCACTACAATGATTCAAAACATCAACGGTTGGCAGTTTAACTTTAGTAAGTTAATTAGAACTGATGAAGCTGATGTAGCAAATCATACTGATTATATCACACTTCAAAATGGAGATATTATCTTAGGTGAATCTGCTAGCGATTTGAAACTTAAAATTGGTAATGATGCGATTCAGTTTAAAGGAACTAACGACGAAGAAGTTACCCCAGATCCGGATGCAACAGCATGGATTACAGGTCAGAAGTTTAATATTAACGAAGGAGAAATTCACACCACACTTAAAGTAGGTAACCTTCAATTTACCCCTAGACCTAATGGTAATTTCAGTTTAACGATTGTTTAAAAAAAGAGGTACATATTATGAAAAAGAAAAGTATTATCACGTTATTATTAACATTTCTCTTAGCATTGTCAATCATTCCAGCGAATGCCAACGCTAAAGAAACGACAAGACGCACAACTGAATGGCGACAGGAATATAAGAATTTCCTTAATTCTCGTTTTCATAAGCAGATTAAACTTAAGTTAACACATAATTATATTGGTGTTGGATCACGAAAGTTTAATTATAAATGGAACGGTGTTAAGGGTGCAACTAAGTATAAAGTTCAGTTAAGTGGAAATAAGAAATTTAAGGGTTGCAGTACCGAATATGTAACCGGTACAAACTATGGCTATTGGCTCGGTGGCGGAGTGGGCTTTTATGATCGAGTAGCTCATATTGATTGGTATGTCCGAGTTAAACCGGTGTTTGGTAAATACGAAGGACGATGGAGTAAAGCACTGTTTGTACCAGGCGATCTTAATAAATAATCAATTAATACAAAAGGCTCCTCCTTGTATGTGAGGGGGTCTTTTTTTTAAATTTGAAAGGGGGGTCAAAATGGCTAGTGATGGTTATTATGCTTTATACGATTATCCAAAAGAAATGACAACAGATACCGCCGGAACATTTAAAATGTCTAAGATAGATATGACAACGAATGATGTCACATATTCTTTTAAATACGATTTTATATGCGATGGAGTAACAACATCAAAAACAGTAGCCACAGGACTTACAGCTACCCAATATACTTGGACACCTACGACAGCAACTTTTGCGCCATTAATGACGAAGAGTGACCAAGGAACACTTAAGGTCGCTATTGAAAGTAGTAATGGATGTAGAACGACTTACTACGCGACCATTTCACTTAAATTAAAAGCATCTATTAAGCCATCTAGTACATTTCAATATGTTGGTGATACAGGGTTTAATAATAAAGCAATTGCCGGTATTACTTCATTTACATTTACAATCAACGTTCCAGGATTATATGGTGCTAGTCAGACAGTGAAATTTACTATTAAAGATACCGATTATGTACAAAACGTACCAGCAGTATCTGGAACGACAAATACAGCGGTTACATTCGATGTCGGTACATTTTCCTGCAATGATCCAACGGCAATGTATACACGATGGTTCTTTAAAATAGAAATTACTGATAGTCGCGGTCGCTCAGATTCACGAACGGATTGGGTAACTATATATCCTTATTCGCCTCCTGATGTGGTTGCTACTGTAGACAGGAATGCTGATGAAAAACCGGTATTAACATTTACACCTTCATATCAAGCTACTGTAGCTGGTGCGACAAACTCTCTAACTATATTTTGGGCGAGATGTAATGTTGACGGAGAAGTCTATGAAACTGACTTAAAAGGTAAGACCTCGCCACAAGTATTGGTCGGTACGTATGATCTGTCAAAAGCATATCAATTCACTATTGCTATTAAGGATTCAGTTAGACCGTCGGCTATTATCAAAAGAGTTATCTTACCAAGTACAATACCGGTAATGGATATTGGAGCTGATGGCAAGACTGTTACGTTCTTCGGAACCTCACCTAATTCAGCTGATAAAAATACATTAAGGGTTGGCGACGTTGCTAGTTTCGGAGAAGAAGTTGTATTGGGTAATGTTGGTGATAGATATACTAAGATCGGTAGCAGTGGTCTTAGTATTTACGATGGTGTTAATCATTTAATTGGACAGATAGGGTATGGAGATACAAAAAATAAAAACGGGGATATTGTAAAAGATTGCTTTTATACATTAGGTAGTAGAACAAGTGGCACAACAATTGGTACTTTTTCAGTAGCTGCTGGATCTGTTGTGGAAGCAAGTGGGCATGCATCTTTCGCTGAGGGGTTTCAAACTAAGGCTACCGGCTTAAACTCTCATGCTGAAGGAAGCGATACAATAGCAAGTGGTAATTATTCTCATGCTGAAGGAGGTAGTACAACAGCTAGCGGTGCCAGTTCTCATGCTGAAGGAGGTAGTACAACAGCTAGCGGTGCCAGTTCTCATGCTGAAGGTTATCATACAATAGCAAGTGGATATGTTTCTCACGCAGGCGGATATTACACAAAAGCATCAGGTGATTACCAAACAGTAGTAGGCGAATACAACATAGAAGATACAACATCTGAATACTTATTCATTGTAGGTAATGGAACTGCTGATAATGCTCGTGAAAATGCTCTTGGGGTAACACACACGGGTCATATTGATGTTCAGAAAAATATTTATATAAACACAAACGGCTCTGGTATATTTGAGAGAGATACTGATGGGACGAATCGTGAATTGATAGCCATGGACGGTAATAATAAGTTATCAATAGGATATGGGCAATATAGTCATGGTGGCAGAGAAACCGTATTACAAGGCGGTAATAAATTAACATTACGACTTAAAAACCCGAATGCCACATGGAGACCGTATATGGCGAAGGGAGATAGTTTCAATACAACTATTCAGGTAGGAGGTTATATCGCAAATTCCGGTAAAGATGTAACATTCCAATTACCACTTAACAATCCGGTTATCGGAAATCCAACAGTGACAATAGCAAGTGTCGATGGTCTTTGCGTTAGACAAAATAATAAATACTTATATGGATCAACAGCTTCGAAATTCGCCAAACCAAGTTCGTACAGCTGTACATTAGGCAATGGCGGAAACCATATTAAAATAACTGCTAAAATGGCAAACACAACGAATGTAGAGAATAATAGTGCCTGTGGTATTTATGCTAGTATAAAAGTCACATTCTCATAAGGAGGGGTCAAAATGGCTTTAAAGAAAGAAGTCCGCCAGGATAATGGCGTGGTTACAAATTATCATCGAATTTTATATGTAATGTCGACAATCAATAGTCATGTGTCAATTGCAGTATTGTCTTATATTGATGCAGCAGGACGAAATATGGAAAACAGCGAAACAGAACCTTATAAGGTAGCTGTTACATACGAAAAAGAGTATGAAGAAAATATGACTGTTGAAGAAGCTTATGAATACCTTAAGACTCTTCCTGAGTTTGAGGGAGCAGAAGATATTTAAGGAGGATTATTATGGATTTTACAACATTAACTGAACATTTTGTACTGGTAGTATTAGTCGCTTGCTTGGTGGTAGGATACATCATCAAACATGCGACTTTTTTAAATAAGATTCCTAACAATGATATTCCGGTTATCCTTGCAGTGCTCGGTGCTGTGCTCAACGCTGCGGTAAGTGGACCGTCCATTGAGTCTGTTGTATACGGAGCTGTTATGGGTCTTGCTTCTACTGGTTTCCATCAGGCATTTAGTAATTTTATTGACGGGACAATCTCTAAGAAAGGTAAGGATTACTAATGTTATTAACAGGGTTTACTGTCGAATCTGAACAGATTATTTATATTTGTGGATTGATAGCAGCTCTCTGGGGTTTGTGGAAAATTGTTAAAGAACTCAAAAAACCGAATGATGACCTTAAAGCAGCTGTATCAAAACATACTAAGCTCCTTGATAATGACAACAAGAGGCTGAAAGAATATGAGGAATCTAATAGGATGATTCTTCAGTGCTTACTTGTGATAATAAATCACGAAATAACTGGCAATGGAATCGAGAATCTCAAACACGCTAGGGATGATTTACAGGAGTATTTAATTAACAAATAAAATGAGATAAAAGGGGTTAATATTGTGACACACAACCCCTTTTATTTTTGCTTTTATAGACGTAGATAATAGTGGTCAATGGTTGGATATTTATACTTTATTCCTACATTTATACATAAATATCGCATAAATAAAGGTTTTTCTGTTTCCGTAGAAGAGGCTGCAAAGGCAGGTAGATTCTAAGAAAACCACATAAATAAAAGGTTTTTAAGAAGTAGGTAGTAGTAGTAAAAAGTAGGATAATGTGTGTCGTTCATACATTATTCCTACACTACTCCTACATTACGTTCCTACACTTATTTTATTCTATTTTTTCCATTTCATCTTTTAACCATTGTACAGTTCTATCAGTATATATTTTCTCTGTGATATCACTAATCCTATGACCAGCTATGTATTTTATAGCATATTCATCTAAATTATATCTCTTAGCCATTGTGATAAATTGTTTTCTCGGATCATGTGCTCTATGCTCTGGATTGAGATTTAATTTGTCTCTAATACTTCGAAAACGATGTCTATATTTATCATATGTCATTTTTATATCGTTTTTTCTTTGGCTATCTGTGCAATTAATCAAATACTTGCTATTTATATTTATAGCTTCTTCATACCGCTTTTTAATAAGTGGACGTATTTTTGAATGAATAGGTACAAGACGGTTCATCCCGGCATCTGTTTTCATACCTCCAGCGAACACCCAATTATTCAAGTCGACTCTATTTAGTTCGATTAATCCTAATTCTTGAGGTCGCCAACCCGAATAGCATTGAATAAGAATAACATCTACATAAGGGATTTTATCAACATTCTTCCATAATATTTCCATTTCTTTATCAGTAAAAGATATATGTCCTCGCTTCACTTCTTCGACTTCTTTTAATATTTTGTCAGAGACATTGAATGTTCTGGCATAATTTTTCTCGACTAAATCATTCTCGTTAGCATAGTCAAACATTAAATTAAATATAGATTTTATTCTACTTTTTGTGTTGGCACTGGCTTGTATTATTTTTCCTTTTCCTTCTCTTGACGCCCCATCTATACACTTCTTTAAATGTTTAGCTCTTACATCTGCAACACGCATCTCGTATAGAACCGAGCAATAATTCCATGCAGATTGGATACTTCGAACATTCGAAGTAGCTACAGTTTTTAAATATTCTTTGGACCATTTCTCATATAATTCAGTCATTGTTATAGAGGAAGTGTTTAAATCATATGGGTTCTTGTTATATTCAACAAGGGCTTCGTATGCTTCATTATATGTTTTAAAATAGGCGTTTGGTTTTAATAGTTTTGATATGGGTTTACCTTCCGAAGTTTTACCAACAGTAACCATCACACGAAACCTGTTTCTTAAATTTCTGTTTTTAATTTCACTTATTTGTCCAAAACCATTCGGTAATTTAGGACGTCCTTTCTTTTTACGAGTGTATTTTCCAACGGCATTTGGTTGCATAGGAAAGCCACAATGTGGACATAATATAGCCTTATCACTAACTTGTAATCCACATTCTATACATTTGATTATCATACATATCATCCTTTCTATAAGTATTTTATACTTACTTATATATCATAAGGATGTACGAACTGTCAATTCCTACATTCAAAATGGAGAATAATCAAAATGGATAAATATAAATGCGTTCGATGTGGGGGTAAAGTTAAATACTATGATTGCGTAAAACGTATTGTTAGGGAAAAGAACGGCGTAAAACGAATAGTGCTGATTGAACGATATCATTGTATCGAATGTGGATTCACTCACCGATATTTGCCTGATGACATTCTGCCATATAAGCAGTACAGAAAAGAAATAATAGATGGAGTTGTAGAAGGTTTGATAACCCCAGACACTTTAGGATTTGAAGACTATCCAAGCGAAATGACAATGAAACGATGGAGAGATAAATACCACTGACTTTGTTTTAACTCTCGGTAATTTCTAACCTAGAATAGAAATTGAAAGGGGTGATGAATATATGGATGAGCATGTATTTGGAATGGGGTCAGTCCCAGTGTCTGTGGCAGCAAAAGTATATGGTAAGGATGCTACATGGATAAGAGCCGGTATTATATCGGGATGGCTGCCGATAGGAGTAGCTACAAGAGATGGTAAAAAGATAACCACTATCGAAGAAATCAACAGTAAATATGGACGTATTAATTTTTATATTTCTCCAAAGAAATTATACGAAGAAACGGGTTATATATGGGAGGGGAAAATACAATGAGTTATGTTAAATCAGAGCTATCACAAAACAATAAATACTGGATACCAAGGCATCGCTATTTCGAGCTGAAGCATTTTTGTTTACAGTATCCTGAATGGAAGAAGGAATACATAGAGTTATTAAGTACATATTCTTTACCTAGATTAAGTAATAATAAACCTAGATTAGAAAAACGGATATCTGATCATACTGGAGAAATAGCCATTAAGCGGCTTTATTATGCCGAACGGATTAAAATAGTAGAGAATATTGCAATTAAAGTTGACGAGAGTATATATGAATATTTATTAAAAGGAGTAACAGAAGATAAATCATATACATATTTAAAAACATATTGCAATATTC